GAGGTTTGTCAAAGCATTTAAATTCTTGCCAATTAACAATCCTTGAATGTGCATAGAGTTTGAGATAATCAATTGATGGTTTAACTTCTTTTACAGCTGTTGCCGGTGTTGTGCCAACAATACATAGCGCGGCCAATAGCACCATACATCGCGCCCGAGCTATCCGGCACACCGGCTCGTCTGCGAGTCTGGAGCGTACCAACGCTGTCAAATACCGAGCGTAATCTTGGGCGATTCCAACAGGTTTCGCACACCTGTGGACAAAGCCTGTGGATAACTTAGTCACAATGACATTTCCTCAATCCGAGCATCATCAACAATCTTGATGCCAAATGTGCCACAACTCATGCATTGAGCAAACCACTCATGCTCTGTTAATTCAGCACCTTTCTTAAGTCCATGGCGTTGCTTTGGCTTTCCGTAAAGCTTTGAACATATCGAACAATCAAATTGAAGGATGTGCATAATTGCTCCTTGCTAAAGTCTCGATGGGTTGTAAGTTAATTTGAGGCACCGACCAATTGTTTTGTGATGCGTTTCGATAGCGTGGTTTTTTGGCCACAACCACCGGAATCCAGCCAACAATGTGCATCTTTGGTGAGCTGCCTGTAACCAGTACCGCAATGTCACGATCATGTCGATCTGATTCCTGAATCCACAAATTGCTATTGGGATTGGCCGACCATTTGACCTCGATGTGATCGCCCACATCAGCCTTTGACTTATCCCATGTAATGCCGGGTGTGTAGTCATAGCCTAATCGCTTGGCTACAAGATACTCAGCGGCCATCGATTCGCCCATCTGCGCAACATAAGCAAACCATGAAATGTCCTTGACAATCCGTGAGCTGTGATCAGCTGATCGATCATGGCAATGTTGAATAGCTGCAATCATGCATTGCACTTCCTCGATGCGATCTATCATCGACAATCACCACAAAACCAAATGATGTTGTCTTGCTTGTCATAGCCTTTTTGATAGCCAAAATGATCCAATCGTCTTAGCTGTGAGCATTTGTCGCATTGCTCGATTTTGTATTCCTCAATGATTTCGCCATTGCACATCAACCTGGCTTTCATCTCTTGAGGATAAATGATTTCAACAAAGTCGCTCATACTTGTGGCTCCCATTTTCCTGTTGATCGCAAGACATACCAACGCGGCGTGCATTGATTTTCTTTGACTTTTTCGCTGCAAAAGTAGCCGCCCCATGATTTTGCTGCATCTGGCTTGCTTTGATTCCAACGCATCTCACCATGACGGCATGATGGAATCGCATCGGCTGTCCATGCAGAATCGGCCGATGATCCAAATGATGGTGAGCCAGCTTGCTCAGCTTCGGCCGCTGTTTGATAACTCGGCACATCGCCATGCTTTCTTGTCCAATAATCATAATCGGCTGCTGGTGTTTCACTTTTGACCAAAGCCATAACCTCTTTTGTTGCTTTTTCCGTGTTGCCCATAACCAAAGCCATCACGCGCATCAAAGCTGATGTGACAGTATCCTCAACCATCCATCGCTTCATTTTGTCCGGATAAGCTGCAAGATAGCCGTACGCATAATCAATGCCGGCTGGATCGATTTCAGTTTGATTGCGCCATGCCTTGGCTTGTACGAGCACATAGCCTTTTTCGGCATTAAATTCAATGATGTGCGATTCCAACCTACCTTGTGGAAATGTGGCCAACCATCGATCTGTGCGATCTTTGTTGCCTTCGTACCCATCCATAAATGCGGCCATTATTTGACCTTCCGATCAGCTGATACCGCGTGTCGTGCTACGGCTCGGCCTCTTGTATAGCCTTGTCGCTCGCCTTCCTTAAAACCTACCGAATAGGCCATGACAGCCCAAAAGGCTCCAGCGATCAAACACATAATCACAATTGATGCTTCGTTCATTGTATTGCTCCCGATTCTGGGAGCCGCGAACCAGCTCCCGAAATAGAGAGTGACAGGCAAATCCGACAAATTCAAGAATCACGCTTAAATTATGGCGTGTCGTTACCGGATAAACGCCTCTCGATGGTTTTTTCGTATTCTGATTTTGTTTTGTCTTTGAGGCCATTTGATGCTAAAACGCCACCCAATGACCCGGTGAGAAAAATCGCCAATGTTTTGAGCAAATCGATGAAAGCTGCATCATTGGGAGCCTGTGCTCCAATTGGCTGTGTCACAAAGATCAATGCGTAAGTAATGCCCAAAGTGACAATAAGAAACACAATGGCCAGCACCGAGCCAATGAGAAACATCAACCGAGCTTTGATGTCCTCTTGACTTAATCGCTCTTTACTTTTGGAAGGCATCGCCTATCAAATCCTCTGTACAGGTGCCAGTTACCTTGCATTGAGGTTTCTGGCAATCTTTGTTTTCCCAATTTTCATGCTCTTGGCATGGGTATCTGACCCAACCATCATAACCACACCCGGCAAGGCTTAGCGAAAGGATCAAAGCTAAACCTGCCGCGCGTAGTTTCGAGATCATTTCCCCGTTGATCCGAAAGCTTTGTCAGCTGGATTTAACCAGCGCAAAATTACGGGGACAACAGCTGCCACGCCACCCATTGCCATTGCCTTAATGTCTCCACCGGCCATGTACACGGCCAAAGCTGCTGCTATGTATGAGCGCGCCCATGATGCCGCAATTGCTTTTGCTTGTTCCATTATTTTTCTCCTTTTGGTCGATCCGGTAAATCACCGGCAAACGGCTCATAAGCTGGTCGGCCATAACCGATAACAAATGAGCGTGCTCCCAAAGCTCTTGATTTGACCATGACTTCGCCACCATTGCGCTGACTTCCTGAGCCGCCTGATGTGTTGCCTTCGATGGTCACGATCTGTTTTTCCGATGCCCGGATCACCAAGCCAATGTGATTGATCGTTTCTTTATCATCGATAATGAAATCAAAGAAAACAAAGTCACCAATCTTTGGTGTGGTGTGCCATTGCTTGTTTTTCTTAAATGCCTCGGCACCAGCTCGCGTGCTCACAACATTTGGCACTTTGACCCCAGCTTGATGAGCACACCAATTAAGAAATGATCCACACCATGGCAGCTTGTCGGCTTTCATAAATTTGCCGTATTTGGTCTCATTGTTGCCTGTTTCGATTGTGCCAACCTCAGCGAGCGCAACCTGAATCAAACGCGGCAATGTGCCTTGTGGAAAGTTACTCATCACCGGTGTCAATCCATGTGGATTGTTCCCATTGCATAGCCTCATAGGTTGATTTCAGCATTGAAGTAAACTCTCCATTGCCTCGGTCAATAATGGCGTGTTCAAAGATGCCTTGTTCTGTTTCAACTTCAATAAAAGTCACATTATCCATTTTTATAACTCCGCACTAAAGGCTAGATAGCCACCTGTATTATTGCTATTCGTTAATCTGTGCATCGCTGAATTGGTAGAAGCAGCGATTGTTACATCAACGCTGCCAACAGTATTATTATTGGTAGCACTTTGTAATGTAACGGCTGAAACTGCTCTTTCAGTATTGTTTAATTCAAAAGTTGTCAAATTAGCGTACTCAACCGCAGTTGGTGCGACTCTCATCCTTTGCTGTAAGTTAATTCCAACTCTTAGATTTGTTGTGGTAGTGGTGTTTCCATAGGCATATTCATTAAAAGCCGAAGTAGTCAATCCATCTGCTGCGCCAAATCTTACGTAATATCGTCTAGCCGCGGCTAATTCTCCTTGAATTGTTCCTGTTGCAGTTTGGAAAGCGGTTGCGACTGAACCTGCTTCAACTTGTACGCCCCAAACATCATTGGTTTGTGCGCCAGACAAAGGCATATCAATAATAAAAGTCAAAGAACTTCCTGCACCGATAGTTTTTCCAGAAATGGATGGAACACTAATTGTTTGAGTAAAGCGTTGCCAAGAAGTTGTAACGCTTACCGCTGAACCGCTTGCAAAAACTGCTGATGAGCCACCTGAACCAAACTCTTGAACCAATTGTGGTGTCCAAGAAGCATTAGCACCAGCCTTTGCCCAAAAAGAAACAGTAACTGTTTGCCCAGCAAGTGTTCTAACATCTTCAATCTTTTGACCAAAACGATTAAAATTTAAAGATCCAGTAATTGAACTGATTGTGTTACGCCAAAAATACTGACTTTCGTATGGTGCAGCAGGCGCTGTTCCAGCGGTAAAAGCCTGACGGCTGATTGTTGCCGAAAAAGTACCTGAAAGAAAAGAATAAAATCTGTCTGTCGTATAAGTAACCGCGCCATCTGATAACGCAAAAGACGTACCACGTTGCCAGATGTCAAATGCGCCATTTATGATTTTGTTTTTACCTGCTGCGTAGTTTGCGTTATAGCGCAAACCTGTCGCGGTGGAACTATCTGCTACGAGAGTTTCCCCATTGTTGCCCACGGCTAGGCGAGCCGGTGTATCGGCTGCACTAGCTGCAATGAGATCGCCTTTTGCATCCACAATTGCATTTTGAATTGCATTGGTGTCATCAGTTGTGACCCATGAAAAATCCATATCTGCATTTGTGGCT